CCTCGCAGCCCACCGCGTGCCAGTAGACCTTGCGGTTCTCCTTGCACCAGATCTCGAAGATCTCTGCCTTCTCCCACGGGTCGTACTTGGGCGTCTCCTGCGAAACAGATCCCTTGTTCGCCCGGTTCATCGGCACGATGTTGGCGATCTCTTCGCCAAACCGCTCAACCAGTTGGTCCTTGGTCATGTAGACCCGGCGAGCCACCCACCGGACCTCGTGCCAGACCCGCGCAGGCGACCAGAAGAAATCCTCCCAGTACACATAGTCGCAGGGGGCTTCTTCGTGAACGATGCGCTCGCCCTCGGTCGCCGGGACCAACTCGGTGCCCGTCATCGGGTCAATCACGGCCTCGACCACATAAGGCTCGGTCTTGACCTCGTACCTGAGCCAGACCTGCCCCATGCCGACCACAAGCCAGTCCTCGATGCCGTTCCTGACGGCAGCGTCCCAGGCGCTCATGTTGTCCGCGAACGACCGATTCAGCAGCCGCTGCAGGATCGTGCCGGCCACCCGGGCCTGATCATCGTCAGCGTCCTGCCACGCGCGGCTCACATCGGCCTTCGGTGGCCGTGCGTACAGCATCGAGAACATGACCTTCATCGTTGACCAGAACAGGTTCACCCTGCTCTCGTCACGACCGAAATCGTCACGCTTGTCCAGGTACCGATGAACGATTTTCTTCGCGTCGTCGTGGAACTTCCTCAGTTCCTGGCGCGACGCCGCGATCTCAGTGCCCCACCGCTGGGCCATGCCAGCAGGGGTCGCCTTGAAATCCTCGGCACTGGTGATTTTTCCCTGCTGCTCAATCATTAACCTACCCTCGCGCTGTCCCTCGGGCCGCAATCCCAAATCTGATCCAGTGAAAAGGCGTAGTGCGCCCCCTGCCCACCACTGGGCGTTGACATTGTAGCCCCCCTGTGCGCTTTTCGCATCAGTGGCCGCGTCGCCAGCGACAGATAACGGAAACTATCGCTCGCGTGCGAGTGCTGGTCATGCTTCGGACGGCTCCTGAATGTCTGGGTCTTTTCGTCCCACTCACGCATGTACGCCCGCAGGTGCTCGAGGCCCTCATACGTCGCGCCCTCGTCAAAGTAGCAATTCGGCAGCACCAGACGCGCCGCCTCGATGCCATCCTGCAGGCTCATCTCGGGAACTAATTGGGGACGGATCCCGTTTGAAAGAAACTGCTCGATGATCGACTTGCCCGTTTGCAGGCTCTTTGCCCGCGCGTCATGGGGCAGGTAAATATTGCCGACCTTGTACGGCCTGGACTTGACCCAGTCGATGTAGTGCTGGATCGGCTGGCTGTCGGCCTCGTAAAACTCGATCACCCGGTACCCGTCGCTCGTTGTCTGCCACGCCCACCACGAACAACTGTCCGTAAATCCCAGGTCGGCCACCAGATCCACCGGCTGGTCCTTGTCAACCGGGTACTCGCCCACCCTGCCCTCTTCATACGCCTGCCCGATCTGCTTGGCGTAGTACGCGCCGGGGATCGCGGCATCAAAACTGACCTCGTACTCGATCTCGTAGGTCTCGGGCGTCATCTGCACCCGCGCGTCCCTGAGTTCTTCCTCGTCCAGAATCCCCGTCTTGCTGGCCGGTAACTCCAGCAGCATGTGGGTATTCGGATTTAACCGCGCCTCTTCCCTGATATTCCAAAAAGCATTCTTTCCGCGCGGGGTTCCTGCGAATATCGCCCACCCTTTTCGGTCAGATAAGGCCGGACGCAGCACCGAGTACCACGCACTCGGGCGCATATCGCCAAATTCATCGCACACCACGCCGTCAAAATACAGACCGCGCAATGCGTCAGGATTATCAGCACCGGCCACATATATCGTGGATTCGCCGCCGTGCCCATTATTGAGAGTCAGTTTCAATTCACTCTCATTGGGCGGTTTGCTCTGCAAATCCTTGGTCAATTCCTTGAGATAACCCCACGCGACCCGCTTGGCCTGCTCCCGGAACGGGGCCAGATACGCGAACTGGGGCCTCTGGAGCGCCGTCTCGAGCGCCCCGATCACCAGATCGGCGCACATCGCCACGGTCTTGCCCGCACGCCGGTGCGCCACCACCACCGCCCACCGCTTGTCACGCTTGTGGAGCGGCAAAAAACACGACCGGGGCTGGTACTCCTGGAGTTTCATTACTCTGCCTGCGCCTCTTCCTCTTTTCTGCGGTTTCTCAGGGCCGCAATCGCGGCCGCACCGCCCGCGCCAGCGGCCAAAGTGCCCAAAAGCGCCGGATCAACGAATCCCGCGTGAGCCTTGCCAGTCAGAATCAGGTCGCGGGCCGTCTCTGGCGACACATTCATGCGCTTGGCGGCTTTCTCAATCTGTTGAGAAAGAAGTTCCAGTTTCGGAGCGCCAACGGGCGTGTCAACGCCGGTCTGCTTCGCAAAAGTGCCCCACGCCAGGGCCTGCGCCGGGACAGAATCCAGCCCAGCCTTGGCCGCGATACGGTCGCGCCACCACGGCCCGAGTTGCGACATCTCAGGATTGCTCACGCTGGCCCCAAAAGCCTGATTTGTGCGCGTGTCGCCCAGCCCAACCGCACGCGACCAGTGAGCATCACCCACCGGCATGCGCGTCTGAAACCCCGTCTCCGGCACGCCGCTGGCCTGGATGTACATCGGCACCTTCGGCGACGACATCTCCAACTCGCCCTTGGCAAGATACTTCTGCATCGGCGTGGCCTGCGCCGTCTTGTGGTACGGGTGCCCCATCACGGCACGCATGTCATCGGGAAACGACCCCGTGCGAGCCGCCGCGGGCATGCCACCGTACTTCAGAAAATCATCAAACCGGCCCTCATTCGCAAGCCAATTCGCTGCCGTGCCTCGATTGAACTCAGTCAGCACATCACTCCCAGGCGACGCCATCCCGCTCAGATTATTAAATCTCGAGTATTGACGAATCGCCTCCTCTTCTCCAACCAATTGCTTCAAACGCTGAAAGGCCGGGTCCATCACATACCAACCAACCATTCCCTTATACAAATCCGGGTGCTTTTCAGCCTCGCCCAAAGTATTCAACAGGCGATTTTCATTGCGCCGATTCATTACCGACTCAGCCGCCGCGCTCCCCTTCGGATTAGCCGCAGCACCCGGCAGAACCGGCTCGATATTCCCAGTGCGCGACCGGCTCATCTCATACAAATCGTCGCGCGTCACACCAAAAAGCCGCTTCAGCATCGGATTCTCAGGCGCGACCATCTGGCTCGCCTCCTGTGCAATCTCATCCGGCCTCTTGTAAATCCCCGGAAACGCCATCCGCTGCGGGTTATCTACAGTCTGCTTCGGCGCACGCAAGGCCTTCACAACGGCCGGAGCCACCGCATCATTCGCGGCCTCGGTGGCCTTGGCACCCTTTCGCGCCTTGTTCACTGCCCTGGCCGCGCCCCCGGCCACCGGAACCATCCCGGCCGCGCCCAGCACCATGCCCAAGGTGTCGCCCTCGCGTCTGGCTCGCTCGAAGTCCCTCGCGGAAAGCGCCGTGCCGACACCCGGAGTGAATCCGCCAACAAGGTCCGCGCCAAGGTCGTACAGGTCCGCGTCCGCGGGCGTGTCCAGGCTGACCATCTTTCGGCCGCGGTCACGCAGGGACTGGATGAGTGTTTGCATGTCCATATTTTCTCAACATCAAAATTGGGGATGGGAGAGAGGGGGGAGAGGCTCCAGCGCCGGCACCGCCCCCCCGCCCCGGCTCGAGGGGGGGTGGGGGGTCTGGCCGACCGCGGCACACAGGCAGGGGGGAGGGGTGGGTGTGCCTGCCATGCGTCGATGCCTCTGCGGCTTGCGTACAGGCCCGCTACGCGCTCGGCGCAGGGGGGTTGGTAGGCATGGTGCCTGATGCCTCGCCGTCGCCTTGTAGGGCCTCTGATGCCACCGGCACCTGCTGATCCTGCTGTGCCGGATCGACAATCCGGTACATGCCATCAGGTTCTGGTTGCAGATCAATCACTTGCGGTTGCTGCTGCTGAACTTGTGCCGCTGCTGCGCCCACGCCACGGCCAGAAAGCCAGCCCAACTCGAGCCTGATGCCGCCGTTGACCTGGGCATGGACCTGCAGCGGCAGGGCCTTGGCGACCAGCCCCGCGAAGATCTGCCGGTCCTGCACGCCGCCCTGCGCCCGCTCCACGAGCCAGCCGGCGAGGCCCTTCGGGTGGCAGTCCCTGGCCGCGATCTCAACCGCCTCGCGGATCGAGCGGGTGATCTTGTTCGCGGTGCCCTTCGGCCGCCCCACGGTCGGCAACTGCGCCCCGTTCGGAGCACGCGGCGGAAGCCCACGGGGCATTTCCCCGGCATCTTTTGCTCGATGTTGAGTTTCTCGCATGGCCTCGAGGTTACCGCACGACCGCGCCGTCAGGCAACCGCCGAACCCGCCTCGACTGCTCTGCACAACACTGCACCGACACCTGCACAGACACACACACACACACTCCCCCTACGGGGGAGTGTGTGTGTGTTGTGCTCTTGCACCAGACTGCACAGCACTTGCACAAGACTAGTTTTGTGCAGTCTGTGCAACCCAAAACGACCCCAGAACGACCCCCAAAAAGCAGAGGGCCAGCACTTGGCTGGCCCTCTTTTATGTGCCCGCGCTCGTGGCGCGGCCGGTGCGATCAGGCGTATTTGTTGCGGATCAGGAAGTCGATCAGGTCTGCGCGGTTGCCCTCGCGGTACTTGCCGCCCTGGGGCCAGACATAGCACTTGCCGCTGCTCAGTTCCCCGATCATCTTGCTGGCGGCTGCTTCACGCTTCTCAAGCCGGGTCAGGTAGCGGTCTTGCGCGGCCATGCGGCGGGACTGTCTGGCGTCAATGTGTTGGTCGATGTTCATGTTCAGGCTCCAGATGCGGCCCCAGAGGGGGCGGTGTTGATCAGATTGCTTCTTCGGAGATCTTCCACTGGTCAGCGGGATACAGTTTGTTGTGCGTCTCGACTTTCTGCTGGCCCCACTCGAGGCTGAGTTCGTCGTGGGCTTCGATTGTCTTGCCGGTGTTCACGCTGCGGATGATGTAGGCGGTGTTCATGTTCAGGTGCTCCAGGTGCGTTGTCGATGTAGAGATAATCTCATCACACACAGATCATGTCAACCGGATTCTTTCGGCACATTGCAAACTCTTTGTGTCATCTTCTGACGCTTCTTCGGCAGTGGCGACCACGCAACAAAGTTGCTGTCCGTCATCCAGTCCCCGAACACCGCAACGCCCCCGCTGGTCAGGATCAGCAACTTCACGCCTCGAGGCGGCGGCTGATCCTCAGGATCGCGCCAGTAGACCTCCCCGCTGACTGCGTCCATGTTGCGGTTTTCACTCATTGCATTGCCTCCGTGGCCACCCGGTAGTCTTTGAACACCACACCCTTGCTGGCATCCCCGACCTTGCAGGCTTTGACCCAGACACGCTTCCCGGTTGCCTTGATGAGCCTCCAGTGCCCACGGCGGTCGTGCAGCCTGGGGCTGGCGTGCGTGCCACCCTGCGGATCAGACTTGCCGACCCATGGACCGATCTCGACGGTGTGCCAGTCGAATGCCACAGGACTCTTGCCCTTTGCCGCACGCTTGCGGTTGATGAAGGTGTCCTTGACCAGGGGCATGTGTGCCTCAGACTTGCGCTCGGACAGCTTGATCAGCGTGGCGCAGACCATCCGAAACGCAGGACGCACATCTGCCTGGTCGATCATCGGGCCATCCTTGCGGTAGTACCGCAGCCCTTCGTCGGTCTTGATATAGGCGAACGGCTCCATGTACTTGCCATGCCACATCGAGGCACCGGCCACCGTCACACTGTCGGTGCCCTGCG